ATTTTTTGGATTTATCAATGCTTTATTATTGACGCTATTCCATTATATGATTCTCCTTAGGTATATAATTCCGTTTGTCATGAATTATCTATTACACAAAGGACCATTTAGTTATGCTCAATCTCGCGGTGAAGATAAATCAAAAATTTTATTCCCAATCGGTATTTTATTTGCTGGCGAAGAATTACATACATATCATCATAATGACCCATGGAATCCTAACAATGCTCGAAGATGGTTTGAATTTGATATTTCTTATATATATATTAAAATTTTTGCTTTCTTTAAACTAATAAAATTAAAAGATCAACATGCGAATTGATTGGCATAAAACTGTACAATTTGTTCGTGATGATTGGAATAGTCACCCTGTCAGGTTAATATTTGAAACTATTAATTGGTTTCTGAACATAGTAGTATGTATGACATTTACCTTGACTGTGCCAAATGTACCATTTTTGTTAGTATACCCTATGTTTTTTTGTTGTTTATCAATCAGCATGTGGTCAGCGGTCAGTCGTGGTAGTTTTGGTTTATTTATGACCAGCCTAACTATTTTCATAGTTGATCTTGCAGGTTATATTAGATTGTTGTATAATTAATAGAATACCGCCTATATTGGGCATGCAGAGTGTGTGTGAGCTAGAAGTCGCACAAAAAGGAAAAAGATGAGTTATGTAGACGCACTGTTCGATCGAACAAAAGATCGTATCTATATTGTTGAGCGAGTCAACGGTCAAAGAGAATATAGAGAATATCCCGCAAGTTATACATTTTACTACGACGATCCTCGTGGTAAGTTCCGCACGATCTACGACACACCTGTATCAAGATTCTCAACACGCATAGGCAAAGAGTTCCACAAAGAACTTAAAATCAATTCGGGCAAACGTATCTGGGAAAGTGACATCAATCCCGTGTTCCGTTGCTTAGAAGAAAACTATCTAGGACAGAAGTCCCCCAAATTACAAACAGCATTCTTCGACATTGAGGTAGACTTTGATCCTGTCAGAGGTTTCAGTAAACCAGAAGATCCGTTCAATCCAATCACCGCGGTGTCAGTATATCTAGATTGGCTAGATAAATTAGTTACCATGGTGATTCCCCCTAAGAGCATGAGCTGGGAAACAGCAGAAGAGATAGCCAGCAAGTACGACAACTGTTTCCTTATGGAACGTGAAGAAGATTTACTTAAAACGTTCTTGGATTTGATCGATGATGCCGACATACTGTCAGGTTGGAACTCAGAAGGTTTCGACATTCCATATATGGTACAGCGTACTAATCGTGTGCTGAGCAAAGACGACACACGCAGATTCTGCTTATGGGGTCAATTCCCTAAACAGCGTGAGTTTGAACGCTTTGGTGCGGCTAATATGACATTTGACTTGATTGGTCGTGTACACATGGACTATATGCAACTGTATCGCAAATATACCTATGAAGAACGCCATTCATATTCATTAGATGCTATCGCTGAATATGAATTAGATGAACGTAAAACACAATATGAAGGTACGCTGGATCAATTATACAATCAAGACTTTCCCAAGTTCATTGAGTATAACAGACAAGATACTGCCTTGTTAGCAAAACTAGATAAGAAACTACGCTTCTTGGATCTAGCCAATGAATTGGCACATGATAATACTGTATTGTTACAGACAACAATGGGTGCTGTGGCAGTTACAGAACAGGCCATCATCAACGAAGCACATCAACTGGGTATGGTAGTACCAAATCGTAACAGAGATGAACAGTTTGACACACAGGCCGCAGGTGCGTATGTAGCGACGCCTAAAGCAGGCATGCACGATTACATTGGTGCTATCGACATTAACTCACTGTATCCCTCAGCTATTCGCGCACTGAACATGGGTCCAGAAACTATCATAGGACAGCTACGTCCTGTGATGACAGAATATTATATCAAAGAAAAGATGACAGCAGGCAGTAGTTTTGCTGACGCATGGGAAAACATGTTTGGTAGTTTAGAATATACCAGTGTGATGAACATGGAACCAGGTACTGAGATAACCATTGATTGGGCTAACGGCACCAGTGATGTACTCAGTGCCGCAGATGTTTGGCGATTGATATTTGATAGCAATAAACCTTGGATCCTATCAGCCAACGGAACTATTTTCAACAATGAACGCAAAGGGGTTATACCCGGCTTGCTAGAACGTTGGTATGCTGAACGACAAGAAATGCAGGCTAAAAAGAAAGAAGCAACTACAGATGAAGACAAAGCATTCTGGGACAAACGACAATTGGTTAAGAAAATTAATCTTAACAGCTTGTATGGTGCTATCTTAAATCCGGGCTGTCGTTTCTTTGACAAACGTATTGGGCAGTCAACTACACTTACTGGTCGGACTATCGCTCGACATATGGATGCATATATAAATGAATGTATCACGGGCAAATATGATCACGTAGGTGAAGCGATCATCTATGGTGACACTGACTCATGTTACTTCTCAGCTTGGCCAATGGTCAAGACTGATGTAGAAGCGGGTAAGATGGAATGGAACAAAGACATAGCAGTAGGTTTATATGACAGCATCGCTGATCAGGTCAATGAAAGTTTTCCACAGTTCTGTGAACGTGCTTTCCATACTCCGCGTCGACAAGGTGAATTGATCAAAGGTGGACGTGAACTAGTAGCACTCAAAGGCTTGTTTATCAAGAAAAAACGTTATGCCGTGTTGATCTATGACATGGAAGGTAAACGTTTAGACAGCCATGGTACTCCAGGCAAAGTAAAAGCCATGGGACTAGATTTAAAACGTAGTGATACTCCTAAAGTCATACAAGATTTCTTAAGTGAAATACTACTTGATGTGCTTACAGGTACTGGTAAAGAAGCAGTCATCGATAAAGTGCGTGAATTTAAATTGGCATTTACTGAAAGACCAGCTTGGGAGAAAGGTACACCTAAACGTGTTAACAACTTGACCAAGTATACTAAAGAAGAAGAACGCCTAGGCAAAGCCAACATGCCAGGACATGTACGTGCGGCAATGAATTGGAACAACTTAAAACGTATGATGGGCGATAACTATAGTATGGCTATCGTTGATGGTATGAAAACCATCGTATGTAAACTCAAAGATAATCCACTTGGATATACCAGTATCGGTTATCCGACTGATGAAACACATATACCCACATGGTTTAAAGAATTACCATTTGATCAAGATTCAATGGAAGCAGGCATAGTGGATCAAAAGGTAGAAAATCTCTTAGGTGTATTGGATTGGAAGATCGGTGAAAATACACAGATCGCCACAACATTTGACAATCTATTTACTTTTGAATAATGGCTACATTAAGCGAATTAGTAAAGTTTAGGAATGAACTGGCTGTTGCTATCAACAGCTTGTCTCTAGACGAGGTAATCGCTGAAAAAATACCATCAGTGGCTTCAGTACAGTTAGATAATCCAATAACACAAAGTGAAGGGATCACACCGATATTAGCTCGGTACCAAGACATAAACAAAGAAGTTAATAGTATCAAAGATTCATTGCGTGGAATAATAGACAATGTAGATGTTGAAATAACAAGTTCAGCTGATCAATTGATACATGATCCCGAACACCAAAGGACTTTTTCATTGGCTACTATCAATCTACAAAATAGATTAGATCATTTTGATACTAATCGTATTAAGGAAAGAGTCAGTAGTTACAATGATTGGCACTATCCTGGACTGCACATTTATCCTGACAGTAAAGAATGGGTAGATGTTATGGTAGCCTGCGATCCATTGTATCTCGTCAATCATGACATATCGTTATTAACAAACATGATCGGATCATACCCAGAAATATATCAAAGACGCCTGAGATTATATGATAACTTTAATCAACTGCCTAAGAATCAATTTGGATTTGTGCTGGCATGGAATTTTTTAAATTTCTTAACTTTTGATCAAATTGAACATTATCTCAGAACCGTTTGGGATTTATTACGTCCAGGTGGATTGTTTATATTCAACTATAATAACTGTGATCTAGATCGCATTGCCAAACTGTCTGAGTCACACTCAAAAAGTTATGCTAGTGGTCGTAGATTAAGATTATTGATCAACACTGTTGGGTATGAAACCGTTACATTTGAAGATAATCCAACCGATGATGAAGTGTTTACTCATATATGTTGGGCAGAAATACGTAAACCTGGCACATTACATACAGTTAAATTACAACAGGCGGCGGGTAAAATATTACCAAAATAAATTTATCAAACCACTTGAAAAACCTAAATAAACCATATACAATATATTATCAAGGAGAACTTTTATGCGTGATTACTTATTAGACATCGTTAAAAACACACAGGGTCTGGACATCGATCTAGTCAAAATTACAGGCACAGATTCAGAAACATCGATCGAAGCACTAGCTGAAGATCGTTCAGTTATCGTACAGGGGAAATTAAATGGTCCAGTACCAGAATTCATTGGCACATTTGGTATGCCTAATCTAGGCAAACTAAGCACTATCTTAAGTATTCCAGAATACAAAGATGATGCTAAGATTTCAATTACCAAACAAGACCGCAATGGTGAAAGCGTAGCAGTAGGTTTACATTTTGAAAATGCCGCTGGTGATTTTAAAAACGATTATCGTTTTATGAGCCAAGAGATCGTCAATGACAAACTTAAAACAGTCAAGATGCGTGCTGTAAATTGGAACGTAGAATTCCAACCAACTGTAGCTAATATCCAAAGATTAAAATTTATGGCAAGTGCCAACGCAGAAGAAGCGAATTTCACTGCTAAGACTAACAATGGTAACTTAGAATTATCGTTTGGTGATCATTCAAGTCACGCAGGTAATTTTGTATTCCAATCAGGAGTTAATGGTACATTAAGCAAAGGTTGGAGTTGGCCAGTGGTAGCAGTAAGCAATATTTTAAATCTAGCAGGTGATAAAACTGTTAAGATTTCAGATGAAGGTGCGGCACAGATCACTGTTGACACGGGATTAGCTACATATAACTTTATCTTACCAGCGCAAAGCAAGTAATGGATAAATGGGCACACCTAGGGCATGCTCTAGGTGAATGTTGGATTGACAACAACAAAAATATCGCTTTTGTTCACATTCCAAAAAATGCCAGCAGTTTTGTGAAAGGTTGTCTGCTCAGCACTGGAAAATTCACGCATAGCAGTAGTCTCGTCCAAGCTGACAGATATCTTGTTACACTACGTGATCCTTTAGAACGCTGGATCAGCGGTATCACTCAATTTATGAGTAATCCTATCAACCAACATTTGACTATAGAACAACTGACTGATCGTTGGACTTTTGACGATCACACTGAATTACAAACTTATTTCTTAAAAGGTATAGATTTAGAACAGTGTGATTTTATACGTGTTGATGATAATCTAAGAACCAATATCAAGTCTTGGATGGCAGTAAATGGTTATTATGTCACTGACATCGACCAAATACCAAATATCAATACTGGTGATCATCAAGCACAAAAACAATATGCCAATATCCTTGACTTTGACCAGGATTTAGTGTTAAAATTAACTGAACACTATGCGAAAGACTATGAATTAATTAACCGAGTAAAATTTTATGGAACGTGATAATCTAACAGCAAAACAACTAGACTATGCAGTATTCTTGCCTGCATTGAGTGGATTTTATGCTACTTATGTAGGCAAACAACGCTTTGATCAGTATGTAGATCCAGCACGTATTCCCTCAGACTTTGAAACAGGTATCGAAGGACTCAATTGGCTCAATCCAGATGCGGCATATTTTCCTTATCAATGGGCACTGTATTCAGCAGGTCACGCAGAACTTGATGTAAACAAACACAGTCCCAAAGAAGATATGGTCAGGAATAGAGATCGTAGTCGTAGCTTTATACTTGGTGACTCAGGTGGTTTCCAAATTGGTAAAGGTGTATGGGAAGGTGATTGGAAGAATCCTAACTGTCCTAAAGCACAGAAGAAACGTGAGCTAGTGTTGTCGTGGATGGATGCTTACATGGATCGAGGTATGATCTTAGATATTCCAGCTTGGGTAGCTCGTAGTCCAGCAGGTCGTGCTGCGACAGGCATCAACAGTTATATCGAAGCGGTACAAGGAACTTACATTAATAATGATTACTTCATGAAGAATCGTACAGGTGCTTGTAAGTTCTTAAACGTGCTACAAGGTGAGAATCACGCAGATGCAGATGACTGGTACGAGCGTATGAAGAAGTACTGTGATCCCAAGCAGTATGCGCAACCATTTGAAGGTTGGGCTATGGGTGGTCAGAACATGTGTGACGTACATTTGGTCTTACGTCGCCTAGTTGAATTACGTCATGATGGTCTTTTAGAAAAAGGCTTACATGATTGGATGCATTTTTTGGGCACAAGTAAACTAGAGTGGGCTTGTTTGTTAACAGACATCCAACGTGCTGTGCGTAAATATCACAATGAAAACTTTACTATCAGCTTTGACTGTGCTAGTCCGTTCTTAGCCAGTGCCAACGGACAGATCTATATCCAAACAGAAATCGCTGACAGAGAAAAATGGGTATATCGTATGGTACCTAGCGTCGATGATAAGAAATATTCTACAGACTCACGTCGTTTCCGTGATGCAGTCCTACAAGATAATCTATTCGCTAACTTTACAGACAGTCCTGTTAGTGCTAGAAGTTTAATCAAAGATATTTGTATCTATGCTCCTGGCGACCTAAATAAGATAGGTAAAGAAGGTAAGACGTCTTGGGATAGTTTCAGTTATGCTATCCAAATGGGGCATAATGTTTGGAGTCATATTACCGCAGTACAAGAAGCCAATCGCCAATATGACCTAGGACTAACTCCAAAGATGTTAGTACAAGAAACATTTAATCGTGTTTATTTTAAAGATGTAGTTGATAGTATATTCGCTACCAGTGACAAACAAACTGCGTTAAATATAATTGAAGACCATAGTAAATTCTGGATGTCAATCATTGGTACACGTGGTGCTACTGGTAAGAAAACTGTTAATGCGTCAACTATGTTTAACAACTTATTTGAAAGTGAAGAGGAAGAACACCCAGTCGATGACAGTGGGTTAGATGAAACTAACTTGAATCAACTTGAGGAATCACTATAATGTACGTTTACACTCCATTCCAATCATTTACGCCAGAACAGGAAAAGAAACTAAGAGAAAGCACTAGTACCAGTACCTGTTATGAAAATTTCTTGACTGATGAAGAATTCGCCTTTTGTAGAAAACTGGTAATGAATACTAAGAAATGGCCAGAACAAGGTCGTGTTGCCAAGTATTGGGGATTTAATTTTGAATCAGGACCAGGCCCATTATTGACATTCTTAAAAGATAAGATCACTGAGATTTTACCACGGTGGAAGCCAGACTTCTTGGCATTCCAAGAAGCTATCGAACCTTGGAAACTACATGCTGATATACGTTGGTATTCAGATAAGATTCCTTATAAAGTCATACTGATTCCCATGGATGTAGAACCCATGTCAGGACCAGTCGATATTGATCATTGGCCAGAAACATTTACCTATAGTTTCAAACAACGTAATTTCCTAAGTAGCTGGACGGAAGAAGAACGTCAACGCCCAGTAGGTGATCGTAATGATATGTCCACTTGGAGTCGTCCATATGATATGAGCCAAGTTGAAGACTTCGTACCTGGATATCATATACCTAAAGAAGAGTATGATGCTAACCTAAATCACATGCCTTATGATTGGTTTGAAGGTGTTACACTTGAGCAAAGGCACCAATGGAAGCCAAAGAGTTTATTCTATTGGGATAACACTCAATTGCATTGTGCAGATAACTTCCTAGGCAAAGGTATTAGAACTAAAAGATCATTAATGGTGTATACTATATTAGGAGACTAACATGAGCATGGCCAAACAAATATATTATCATAATCTTCGTAACGATGATCCAGACACTATCCGTAGTCATATTGGATATCTTACAGAACAACACAAACGTCTCAAAGAAGACGTCAAGCGTGGGCATAGCTATTTCTTAGATGATGCTGAACTTGGTAAAATGAAACAACAAAAACTGATCATCAAGCGTGAAATTGAAATATATAAAGAAAAGCTCAAGGAGATCACAGGTGAAGCGTGATTATGCTACAGGTGTAGAAGAACAAGTGACCATGTTCACGGGTGTAGAGATCGAGCGGACTCCTGCATATGGTATGAAAACCTTATTTGTAGTGGGTGTCCAACCCTTTGAAAAACTGATCGAACAAGCTGGCATCTACAACTGCACACACATCTACTTTGGTGCTAATCAGAGTTTTCCAAAATTACCTATGGGCAATATACCTTGGCGTCCGTGGGAAGAAATGATCATGCAGTGTTTGGCTGCAGACTTTTGGTGCACCTTGGATTTTGATGTAGCCTGCGTAGAAAATGTATTAGAAGGCCCGATGATTGAGCATCGACGTTTCATTCCACAGATTTCGGTAAAAATTCCATACTTGACACAACTTGGATATAATGCTACAATTAAGCTAGACGATAAAGATTTTGATGCATCAAATCCAGGTGTTTGGTGTCATCGCCTACGTGATTTAACAACAACCGAGAGCTTTACTGATTGGGATCAATATGGTAAAGATGAAATTATCAAGTGAATAAAACCCTAGCAGTTTGTGGTGATAGTTGGTTCGCATCTGATATCAAATACCCAGGTAAAAGTTTTGGTGAGATCCTTGCTGATCAAAATGGATTCAATCTATTGTCATTGGCCAGGGGTGGCTGTAGTAATTTTGCCATAGCATTACAAATTGATAAAGCCATTGAATTGAAAGTTGATTATGTGATCGTTGGTACTACCACACCAGATAGGATCGAAATACCCATGCAGATACAAGGATATGACAAGCTCAAAGGCCTATCAAACATACAGTATGCGCCTCACCCTGATCTAAGTAGCCAACATGCTTTTTTGGTTGATCCAACGATCATCAGTGAAAGTATGAGCAATCTAACCATTGACTCTGGCAACGCAGAGTTTTATAATTTAACTAGTGATCAAAAGGCTGCGTTAAAAGCCTATACAGTTAATTTATATGATGCTGGTGTGAAACAACAGATTGACACTTGGATAATCAGCGATGCCTGCAGGAGATTGACTGCAGCAACTATACCATTTTTAATCTGTATAGAAGCACTATTCAATGGTGAATACATAGCAGATTCATATTGGATACCAGAAAAAAATAAAGTAACAGTTGAGGATTTTAGTTTATGGAATAGACAGTTATCGACTGCTAGATTCCATTATGATCCTGATACAGATGGAATTATTATCGCAAACTATCTACAAAAAAGATTAGAGGAATTATCATGATATTAGAAGAACGCGAAAAGATAGATAGAATTATTAAGGCCGCACAAAAGAAAGTATGGGTCACCTTTCAGAAAGAAGGCATTCATTGCTTTCCGGCAGCCGCAACTGACCCTAAACTAAAAACAGGAGACGAATATGATGTTTCGTTTTTGGCTAGTCCTCATCGTCACATTTTCCATTTCAGGGTGTGCATCGATGTGTTCCACGACGACAGAGAGCTCGAGTTCATCCAATTCAAACGCTGGCTTGAGTCCTTGTATGTATCGGATAGGAACATTTTAGATTTAAATTATCGTAGCTGTGAAATGATCGCAGATGAACTGTATCTTAAAATAGCTGAAAAGTATCCCAATCGTGACGTTCACATTGAAGTCAGTGAAGATGGTGAAAATGGTTGTTATGTTGAATACAATCATACTCGCCCTTACCAATCAGTAAATGTCTAACATACTCTATGTAGGCCCCAGTTGGGCACATAGAAGCTATGATACCAACGAAGGTTCTGAACTTGACTACACCAATCTAGCACGTGAACTTGATTTAGATATCGTTGATCTATCACGTGTTGGTGCAGGCAACATGGAAATGTTAGAAAAAGTCAAAGGCTACACCGGTGATTATTTAGGTATCATATGGGTCTACGCTGAACCTGTGATTGATTTTACTAAACAAGAACAAGATCAATTTATCACGTCAGAGGATTGCGATAAACTAAGAGAAATTAAACATCAACAGATATTACAGGCCATAGCTGATTTAAACTGCCCTATAGCACTGATAGGTGCACATAGTGATGTTGGCTACTGTAATCATGCTAACATATCAATCATACATCCAAGCTGGCAGAGATTTTTAGCTATGTCTACAGGAACCAATATAGAATATGCCTGGGGTGCCGATGTAGCACATAGAATATTCTTAGAAGAATATAGAAATATTAAACCAAGTAAAAAACTAGTAAATATGATTATATCAACTTTCAAATCTTGGCGTGAAATGGAATCAAAAAATGTATTCAAATGGGTACATCCAAATCAAAATGGTAACAGTTTGTTTGCCAAAGCGATAGAAAAAGATTTGACCTCTTGGATCAATCGTGTTAAAATTAGTTAACTGTAACCACAATCACAAGGAGAAATACTGTGGCACAATCAGCATGGCTCAATAAATATCTAAGGATGATCCCAGAAGTAAGACAAATATTCAACGACTTAGACGCATGGTGTAACTATTGCCGTTTCCGTATGATCAAGTATGATCCTGCTGATCTATACCGTAGTCCAGAGTATAAAGAATGGCAAGAGCGTCGTAAGAAAAGACAACAATGGCAGGCTCGTAATGGGACTGTTCGTAACAACAATTACAACAGAGGTCAATGATGACTGTATTTCTAGTTGATCTAGAAGCTGTTGAAACTAGATACACAGGTCAATGGAAAACCCATGTACCTGAACTTTTATCTTCACAAGGACACGATGTATATGTTATTGAAGGACCTACAGACATACCTGCCGCTACTACTCCCGGCGCTTTTCTTAATTTTGGTGGCACTAACATTTATAAAGCCCGCCAAGTTGAAGAGATGGGGCGTCTCTTTACCAGTGGCAACGTTAAGCAGGGTGATCATTTCTTGTTTACTGATGCTTGGCATCCTGGCATTATTAATCTTAAATACATGTCCGAGCTGTTGGGAATAAAGGTAACAATACACGCACTTTGGCACGCTGGTAGTTATGATCCACAGGACTTCTTAGGTAGATTGATTGGTGATGCACCTTGGGTACGTCATGCTGAAGCTAGTTTTTATCAAGCTATCGATCACAACTATTTCGCCACAGACTTCCATATAGACTTATTTGCTGAAACATTCAGTTACGTTAATAAAGGATCACCTAACACACTGTGGAAAAACAATCTATTAGAAAAGAAAAAGATCGTACGAACAGGATGGCCCATGGAATATATGCCAGAGATGTTTGAACCGTTTAAAGCTATCCCCAAACGTGATTTGATCATATTCCCACATAGACTAGCACCAGAGAAGCAAGTGGAAATATTCCGTGATCTTAAAGAGACTATGTATCAATATGAATTTATTGTCTGCCAGGATACGCCATTAAACAAGATACAATATCACATGCTGTTAGCATCAGCTAAAATAGTGTTTAGTGCTAATCTACAAGAAACACTGGGTATCAGCTGTTATGAAGGTGCGTTAGTTGGTGCAGTTCCGTTAGTTCCAGATAGACTGAGCTATAGTGAAATGTATGATGATGTATTTAAATATCCTAGTGAATGGACTGAATCATGGGACAGTTATATCAAACATAAAGATGGTTTGATGGCATTGATCGTTGCTCATATGGAAAACTATGAACAGAACTTACCTAAGATACAACAGCAAGCAGATAGTCTACACGACCATTTCTTTTCAGCAACTAACCTATTAGCTAATATTAAATAATGAGAATTTTTATCACAGGAACCAGCGGATTTATTGGATCACATCTGGTTAAAACGCTTGAAGACCGACATACCATATACAGCATGGAGTCTGATCTAGTAGACTTTGATGCTGTGCGTCAAGAACTGTTTGACTTTGATCCAGAAGTGATCGTGCATCTCGCGGCACGTACCGAAGTAGAAAAGAGTTTCTATGAACAGATCACGTTCAGCCAGATCAACTATGTAGGCAGTGTTAATTTAATCGATGCGGCTTGTAGTTTAAAGAATCTTAAAAACTTTGTATTTGCCAGCACCATGGAAGTCTATGGTTGGCAACCTGTCAGTGATGTGATCAAAAAGCAAGGTTACATCGACACGGTACCTGCATTTGATGAACACACTGTACCAAATCCCAATGCGCCATATGCTGTGGCCAAATATGGTGTTGAAAAATATCTAGAATATGCACGTAGATCATTTAACTTGCCTTTCTGTGCTATACGCCAGACCAATACCTATGGTCGCAAAGAAAATGACTTCTTTGTAGTAGAACAGATCATCATGCAGATGTTGACTAACCCTAGTGTGGCTAAACTAGGTTATGCTACTCCCTATAGAAACTTCTTGTATATCGATGATCTTATCGAACTTTGGTTATTGATAGTAGAAAATCCAGATCTAGTCAGTGGCGGTAATCTCTTTACTATCGGACCTAACAATGCTGTGCAGATCAAAGAACTGGCAAGGATCATAGCAGAAAAACTTAATTGGTCTGGCACTATAGAATGGGACGCTAAACCAGCACGTCCAGGTGAAATTTATATATTAAACAGCACACATGACCTAGTGACTAGAGTCACTGGATGGGCTCCTAAAGTCAGCTTAAACGATGGTCTAGATCAAACTATAGCCCATTGGAAAAAGGTATTAAATAAAGATAATAATGTATAATGTATACCTTTTTCAACCACAATATTCAGTAGAATTCCGCAAAGAAACCAATTATTGGTTACCATACAGTGCAGGATGCCTTTGGTCCTACGCCAGTCAATTTTCCGAAATCACAGAAAACTTTGATCTTAAAGAATTAATCTTTAAACGTGATCCACATCAAGCAGTATTAGATCGGCTAGACAACCCCAAACTATGTGGGTTTAGTTGTTACACATGGAATGAATACTATTGTATAGAACTGGCTAAGAAAATCAAACAGCACTGGCCTGATTGTATTATCGTATTTGGTGGGCCTCAAGCTGGTGAACGCATGTCCGGTTATGATTTCATTGACAGTGTAGTGTTAAGTGAAGGTGAACTAGCATTTACTGAATTGCTTAAGACCATAATCGCAGGTGAAACAATCAAATCTGTTTATCCACGCAGTAGACTGAAAGACCTTGACATCCCTAGTCCCTATATCACAGGTGTTTTTGACAAGATAGTCAATGAACATCCTGATGCTATTTGGGCCATGACACTAGAAACCAATCGTGGCTGTCCTTATGCCTGTACATTCTGTGATTGGGGTGGGTTAACTTACAGCAAAGTAGCTAAATTTAAACTAGGTCGTATCATCGATGAGATGTCTTGGGCTGCTAAGAATCGTGTGGCTTATATATTCAATGCAGATGCTAACTTTGGTATCTTTAAAGAACGTGATCTTGAAATAGCCAAGATCATACGACAGGCCGCTGACAACAGCAGGATCGAAACAGTTAATTTACAATATGCAAAGAACAGCACAGAAACTGTATTTGAAATAGCTCGTATCATGGGACCATTAAGCAGAGGTGTCACATTCAGTATGCAGAGCATGCATGATCTGACATTAGACGCTATCAAACGTAAGAATATGGAAACTAACAATATCAGCTATCTATTAGAGCTTAGCCGCAAATATGACATCAGTACCTACTCAGAATTGATCCTAGGATTGCCTGAAGAAACTAAAGAATCTTGGATCACAGGACTTAATCAACTATTAGAACTAGGACAACATCAAGCCATTGATGCTTGGTTATGCCAACTGTTTACCAACAGTGAATTGGCCACGGAAGAAAGCCGTAGGAAATATGAAATATCCACAGTCATGGTCAAAGACTATATGAGCCTTGGTAAGAATGATGAGGATATCCCTGAATCGATCGAAATCATTAACAGTACCAATACCATGACCACTGAAGAAATGATTGACTGTTATATGTACAGTTGGATGATCATACAGTTCCATACCATGGGCTATACACAGATCATAGCCAAGTATGCTAGAAACATCGCTGGTATCGCTTATAGAACATTCTATGATGAATTTTTTGATGCTGTCCAACAGGATCCTGTGTTTAAAGATCATTATACTGCTATGCGTTTTACAGTTAAAAATTATCTCTATTATGGCTTGTTAGGTAAAGACAGTGCAGGTGGTCATGCTCTACACGCAGGATCATATAAATTCATGTACGAACACAAACATCAGGCGGCTAGGTTGGCATTAAGTGTACTACAGACATTGACCAGCGATGTGACTACAGACCTATTAGACTTACAGAATTCATTTACTGTTGACGCTAATGCGACTTATCCTATTAGTTTACAAACTAATTACAATGTAGAAACAGGATCTAAAACACCTACCAACTATACAGCTACATCTCGAGTAGAAGGCAAATTAGAAGACTTTTATGCTCTTAGGAGACAGGGTAGGATTAAAAATCTATTGGTCACATCATGACAGCATTTAACAAAATAAAACAATTTGAAGACTATCTGAGTATATTCACAGGCGCACCGTATGTAGTCATGACTGACTGTTGTACGCATGCTCTTGAACTGTGTTTCCGCTATGATCAAGTACAAGAATGTCGTTTTACTCCTTATACTTATATCAGTATCCCCATGCTCATGCACAAATTAAATATACGCTATAGCTATGCAGGACACGACAAACAATGGATCGGTGAGTATCATTTCTTTGACACACGCATTTGGGACAGTGCCAGATTGCTTAAAGAAGGTATGTATCGCGCAGGGCAGATGCAGTGTCTAAGTTTTGGCTACGATAAACCATTGGCTATCGGTCATGGTGGTGCTATCTTGTTAGATGATGAAACAGCTTATAAGAAATTAATACGTCAGCGTTATGATGGGCGTGACCTATCAATCAGCCCCTGGGAAGAACAGCAGACATTTGAAATGGGATACCATTATCGCCCAACCCCAGAAGATGCTGAGCAGGGATTGGAAAAAATTGGCAGTATCGATCAAACGCCTAAATACAAACAGTACCCTGATCTCAGAGAAATAACTATAAAATGATACTTAAATCAACAAAACTTGACTATGACTTTGGCATATTTTTAAATGCAGACTATTCTACACATGAAGGTAGTTGTATCAAACATCAAGTCTATGAACTAACAGACATACATGAACAATATGGCGGATTCCCTGATAGCTATTGTTTTGAAAATACCAAGATCAATCAACTTTGGTGGTCTGAAGATCAGATCGACTATAAAACCATCGGTGATCAATTGGGCATTGATGTTGTTACTGTTAGCTCGATCAGACAACCACCCGGCTGTGTGATACCTTTACACAGAGATACATTCTATCAGATCAATAAACTCTATCCTGATCGCAAGGAAACTAAAGTGCGTGCTAACATCTATCTAGAAGATTGGGCATTAGGCCACTTTATACAATTCAACGACACAGTAGACACACACTGGCATCAAGGTCAAGGTTGGATCTGGGACAGCGAAATACTGCATCTTGGTGCTAATGCTGGTATGACCAACAAGCACACACTACAGATATCAGGATTCTTAAATGCGTAAGCTATGGGTGTTTGGCCATAGTTTCTGTTTGCCATTTAACTTAGAACACAAAGAACACTGTTGGGTAGATCTTTTAGCCCGTAGTCTCAACATACCATACAGTAATCTGTCAGAACCTGGTTCTGATAATCTTTTTATATATCATACTTATAGACAGGCCTTACCCGATATCAATTACAACGATCTAGTCATCATTGGGTGGAGCCACCCCAGCAGAAAATCATTTGTGCTAGACAGAGACAATCCAAAACATCTGGCGGTATGTGATCAAGGATTGATATACAAAACCAACACACAAGAATTTTTCCGTAGCAATAATCCGACTAATAAAGATGTGAACAATTGGTTGAATTTTAAACCCAAAGATCAAGGTTTGGCCTATTATGACATTTGGTTTAGAGATTACTACAGCGATCATGAACAAAGACTCAATTTCCAAAGCTATTCTGACAGCGTTGAATTGACCTGTCCGGGACGCTACATACCATTTTACTTCAGTGAAGAAAGCGTCAAAGGTATAGATTTACGTGAACCACATGCTGGGTTTATGACTGAATTCATTATTAAACATCAGATCACCCTTAGTTCCATAGACACACATATAAATGAGCAAGGACATGCTCTTTGGGCAGAACATCTACACAAATATATTTGACCTTGTTGAAATAAACCTATATAATATATACATATCCCAATCCACTGGGTTAACATCGGAGACATAAATGAGCAATAAAATCAGTGATATTATACTTGAACGTATCAGCAATGATGGTGCGAGATACTGGGCAGGTGATAATATATCAAAATATATCAAAAACGAAGAACGAGAACAGCTAGTAGACGAACTTACAGAAAAGTTTGAGGGTGTTCTAGACAGTTTAATCATCGATAGACATGAAGATCCAAATTCAAAAGGCACAGCACGTAGACTTGCCAAAATGTACTTGTATGAAATCATGGCAGGACGTTATGATCCAGCGCCAGATGCTACAGCTTTTCCAAATGATAGTGAGGACAGATATGAAGGTATGTTGGTTGTTAGAAGTGAGCTTCGCAGTATGTGTAGCCATCATCATCAACCTGTTGCTGGTGTCGCATATATTGGGATTATCGCTGCCCAAAAACTTATTGGACTTAGCAAATATACTCGTATCGCTCAGTGGTGCGCTCGTCGCGGTACGCTACAAGAAGAACTTGCTAATGACATCGCAAGAGAAATAATGAAAGCCACAGGCAGTGATAATGTCGCTGTGTATATCCAAGCAACACATGGTTGCTGTGAAAATCGTGGCATCATGGCACATAGTTCGTTAACACAGACAACTGTGCTTAAAGGTGCATTCAAAGAAGATGGTAATACCAAGAAAGAGTTCTTTGACAATATTAAATTACAACAGGAGTTTGCACCCAGATGATTGATTTCGCTTGGTTTTTCGTTGGCTTATTCTTTGGTATATTGATTGGGCTTAACTTGGGTGAAAGCAGGAATAGAAAAACTATCGAACAAGTTGATGCTGATCTGCGCAAAGAATTTGAAATAACAAAAAATAAACTAGCATCTTCATATGAAGACGTTAAATGGTTACGCAATCGCGTTGCATTTTTGGAGAAGAAAAATGAATCTTAAAAATTTAGCATTAAGTTATTTTAATGCTTTTTCAAATAAAGATATTGGTACATTAAGCGGTATGTTCAACAGCCAGGTCACACTGCGTGATTGGGAAGTTTCTGAGGCAGGTATAACTTTTGTTGTCAAAGCTAACAAACAGATCTTTGAAAGTGTTGACACTATCAAAGCTACACCGTTGGCACTATATCAAGATGATAATACTGTAGTAGCAGAATTAGATATTTTAGTAAATGGAACAGAAACAGTTAAAGTAGTTGATGTTATCACATTCAATGACTCAGGTGAGATAGTCAGCATTCGAGCATACAAAGGCTAATATGAAAAAAGTATATTACACACATAATGATATAGAAAAGCTCACAAGGAAAATCGCTTTCCAACTGAGCAAAGATCAATGGCGTCCAGATTATATCGTAGGACTAACACGTGGTGGATTGATTCCTGCTGTTTATCTAAGTCATTGGTTAGATATTCCTATGTGGACATTAAAAGTAAGCCTACGTGATCATGCAGACACAGAAATGAATGCATGGATGAGTGAAGATGCGTTTGGTTATGTACATGGCGATGGTACTAAAACAGATCCGGCACTGCGTAAAAATATCCTAATCGTAGATGACATAAATGATACTGGTGCTACATTAGATTGGATCATCGAAGATTGGCAAGCCAGTTGTTTGCCTGACAATACTGCGTGGTCAGCTATTTGGGGACAGAATGTCCGCTTCGCTGTATTAACCGATAATCTAAGCAGTGAGTTTAGCCGTAAGGTCAATTATAGTGGTGTTGAGATTAATAAAGCAGAAGAACCTGTTTGGATAGTTTATCCCTGGGAGCTAGATTGAAATTTTTCTTAGATCGTAGCAAAATCATAGGCTGGGGTGCTAACATAGTAACCATCGTTGGTGTGACATTGACCAGCTTCGACGTATATCCATTAAATATTGTTGTACTGAGTTTTGCCTGTTTGTTCTGGGTCATAACTGGTATGCTTTGGAAGAAACCAGAGTTATGGACATTGAATGCCATAATATTTTGTATATACGTTTATGGATTGATTAGATAATCCCTTACAATATGTCGATTCCTTTTCAAGTTGACTTTATAGCCAATTGGTGTAATCATTGGCCTTATGTTCGCATCGTGTTCAATGACACAGTGTTAGTTGATCGAGAATTAGCCGCTGAAACATCTATCATAGTAGATCTGGAACTAGAAGAACAAAATACACTGAAAATACAACACTATGGTAAACGCCAAGGTGAGAATCATATCTACGATACTGTGGTAGATCAACAAGGTAATATCACCCAAGACTGTAACTTCCGTATCACCAAACTAGGTTTTGATCGTATTTGGTTTAATCAGTTGGCCGCAGGTAGAGTGTTGTTCCAAAATACCAAAGGTTTTGACAATGTCAACATTGATAGTATCGTAGGTATCGATGGTGAATTCGTGTTAGAAATCCCTAGAGACTATCTCAGCTGGTTGACACTGTTAAAGTTCAAACAAGAAATAGCACCAATGGAAGAATACAGTAATTATACTTTGCTGTTCCACTATGAAAAAGAATTAGAAATAATACAAGAAATTAAAGATCTGATCAAATGAAAACCCTAGTATTATGTCCACCAGTTATCAGCGCAGAGCGTCCACCCAGTGGGGCGGCTATCGTTTGTGCTATCTGTAAAAGCCTTGGACATGATGTAACTGCCAATGATCTTAATATTAAGTTTGTGCGGTGGTGTAGAGCTACAGGCAAAGACTATGATCATTTTGATCGTATATTCCGTAAGATAGTCACACCCAGTGAAGTAGATACTATGATCATCGAGCAATGGTTACAACCTTATCTCGATACTATCAAACAAGCTGAATATGATTATATAATGATCAGTGTGTTTACCTATGACAGTAGATTCTTTACTGAACTGTTGTGTAAAAAACTCAAAGAATTCTTCAAAGGCAAGATAGTAGTAGGTGGAATGGGTCTAGACAGTTTAAGTATCTTTGACAACAATGAAGTCAAGTTTGGTACACAGCTAAAGAAACAAGGACTAGTTGATACTATCATCACAGGCGAAGCTGAACGTTCTCTTACAGAATACTTACGTGGGCAGTCTGCTCCAGGTGTAGATGATTACGATTACGAACAGCTAGATAATCTAGACAACATGCCATTCCCAGACTACAGTTATTTTGATACTGATGACTATGATCATGTCAACGGAAAGAAAAGTTTCTTTATCACAGGCAGCCGTGGCTGTGTGCGTAAATGTACGTTCTGTGATGTAGAACGCTTTTGGCCCAAGTTCCGTTATAGATCAGGTGAAAATATCGCAAGAGAAATTATCGATAACTATGAACGTTTTGGTGTGACTAATTTTTACTTTACAGACAGTCTGGTGAATGGTAATCAAAAGAACTTCTTACAGATGTGTGAAATGTTGGCCAAATACCCATTCGCTGAAAAACTACATTGGGGTGGACAGTTTATATTCTTACCTAAGAAAGCCCTAAAAGATGAACACTTTGAAATGATCAGTAAAGCCGGGGGTTCAGACTTTTATGTGGGATTAGAAACAGGCAGTGATCGTGTGCGCAAGGAAATGGGTAAAAACTTTACCAATGAAGACACTGACTATCAATTGGAAATGTTTGAAAAGTATAATCTGCACGTCATGTTCTTGATGTTCACTGGTTATCTCAGCGAAACTATAGAAGATCATCAAGACACTGTTGACATGTTCAAACGTTGGCAACGTTATGTAGCTTCAGGCACTATCATCGGTGTCGATCTTGGCCTGCTATTGATCATATATCCAAACACACCTTTGAGTAGACTGATAGATCAACATGAGATGATGTTTGCTGAAGTACCAAACTATACTGGGCAATTGACTGGACTGTTTTGGAAATCAGACCTAAATAAGAATCTGGATATACGTGAACGCATACGTCGTAGGATCGAAATCAATGAAACTGCTATCAAATACAATTGGCCAGTTTGGCGTGGTCCAGGTAGGCTGACTGATATCAAAAACATGATAACCGAAACCAACTTACAATCCGGCTCATTAAGTTATAAGAAAATTATCGATATTAAACCCACAAAATCATCATCGGAGACCTTGACACTTGAGTGAATCTCGTGTACAATATAGTTATGATTGCCAATAAAACACAAGAAGCATTGATCATCTTACAGGAAGAATGTGCTGAAGTAATCCAAGCAGCCAGTAAGATCTATCGTTTCGGTATAGATAACGAACACAAATCCGGAAATACACAACGTGCTAATTTAGAAATGGAAATCGGTGACATGTTGGCCCTTGTAGATATTTTAGTAGACAACGGTGTTGTTGATCTAAATAACATTAATGCTGCCAATGCAGCTAAAAAAGAAAAACTAAAGAAATGGTCGGGATTATATGAAACTGAAAGTAAGTGAAATATTCTATTCAGCACAAGGTGAAGGACGCTTTGTAGGTGTTCCTAGTGTATTTTTAAGAACATTTGGCTGTAACTTTACCTGTGGTGGATTTGGCATGCCTAGAGGCACTTGTTCAACAGAACGTGATGCTGTCAAAGTTGAATTGTATAACAAATATGAAGACTTACCATTGGTTACGACAGGCTGTGACAGTTATGCGTCATGGGATCCCCGCTTTAAACATCTAAGTCCTACGCTTGAAACTAAAGAAGTAGTCGCTAAGATGTTGGCGCTAGTTCCTAGCAACAGCTGGACCATGCCTAATGGTAATGATACTCATTTAGTAATCACAGGTGGTGAGCCATTGCTAGGATGGCAACGTGCTTACAGTGAACTATTAAGTCACTCAGACATGTATAACCTAAAGAACATTACATTTGAAACTAATGGTACCCAAGAGTTACATGAAGACTTTGCCAAGTATTTGAAACTATGGAATCGTGCTGGTAGAGAAATTACATTTAGTGTAAGTGCTAAATTAAGTGCATCAGGTGAAGCATGGGCAGATGCTATCAAACCTGAGATCGTCAAAAGCTATGAAAAGATTGGTACAACATATCTTAAATTTGTAGTTGAGAAACCTAGTGATTTTGACGAAGTCGATCGAGCTGTGGCAGAATACCGCAAAGCCAAATTCAAAGGTGTTGTTTACATCATGCCAGTAGGTGGTGTAGTCAGTGTTTATGATGGCAATAAATTTAACGTAGCTGATGAAGCCATGGTGCGTGGCTATTATTACAGTCCAAGATTACATGTTGATCTATGGGGTAATAGTTGGGGTAAGTAGTGAATAGACTATTCACGTTTGGTTGTAGTTTTACCAGTTACAAGTGGCCGACCTGGGCTGATATAATCAGTAAAGAATTCGACAGTTTTGAAAACTGGGCACAACAAGGTTGTGGTAATCAGTTTATATTCAATTCTCTAATAGAATGTCTAGTTAAAAACGATCTAGGTCCGATGGACACAGTCGTTATCATGTGGACTAATATAGCACGTGAAGATAGATATGTCAAAGGTCATTGGTTAGGTGCAGGCAGTATCTATGCGCAGGATCGTTATAGCCAAGAGTTTGTGCGTGAATTCGCAGATGAACGTGGTTACTTAATACGCGATCTAGCAGTCATACATGCCGCTAAGAAACTGTTAGAGCACTATGGTGTTAAACATGATTTCTTAAGCCTAGTACCTATAACTAAAGTAGATGAAATAGAAGATATGGTCATCGATCGTGCGGATGAAATCATCACTGCCTACAAAGATACTTTAGAGTATATCAAGCCTAGCATATATGATCTAGTGTTTAACGGAGATTTTACCAGTAGACCGTTTCTTCCTAGAAAAGACTACGAGGCTGTACAGGAAAAGTATGAACAAGTAGCTGGCGAACATTGGCCATCGTTCGATGATTTTTTACTGAATGATTTTAGTGCTGTGCCTGATCAAGTGCGTGGAGAAATCATCGATGAAAATAAATGGGGCTGGCGTAAACTGTTAAGTAAATATAATCGCATAGACAATCATGCTACTCCAGGTGAGCATTTAGAATATGTAGACATAGTGTTACCCAAATTTAAGATCACCGCTGAAACTAGAGCCTGGATCGACGATATTGATCGAGATCTTAGACAAGGTAAAAATATAACATGGCAAACTAATAAACCCAATAGATGGTAAAAGGAAAAAGATGAGTTACTTATTTACAAGTGAAAGTGTTAGCGAAGGGCATCCAGATAAGGTAGCAGATGCTATCAGTGATGCAGTATTAGATCTGATGATGCGTGAAGAAAATCCCGCATATCGTTGTGCCTGTGAAACACTGGTAACCACCAATCAAGTCGTCCTAGCTGGTGAATACAAAGGCATTTACAATCACCTAGAAGTTGAAACGGCTGTGCGTCGTGTCATCCGTGATATTGGCTACGAGCAAGATGGATTCAATTGGTCTACTGTCAAGATCGACAACTACATGCATGGACAATCAGCAGACATCGCCCTAGGCACTGATACGTTTGGTGCGGGTGACCAAGGTCTGATGTTTGGTTACGCTATCAATGAAACACCGGATTTGATGCCAAGTGCTATCTACTACAGTCATAAGATTGTTAAAGAACTAACACTGCGCCGCAAGAATGGTGCTACTTGGTTAGGTCCTGATGCTAAGAGTCAAGTTACGATGGAATATAATGACGATGGCACAGTTAGTCGTATTGCCAAGATAGTCTGTTCAACACAACACTCAGCTGATATGGACATCAGTGAAGTTCGATTAGCTGTTGAAGCTTATATTAAAGATTTATTACCTGAGGAGTTAATCGATGATGCTACTGAGTTCCTTATTAATCCTACTGGTCGGTTTGTTATTGGTGGGCCTGATGGTGACACTGGTCTTACTGGGCGTAAGATTATTGTTGACACTTATGGTGGCTATAGTCCTCATGGCGGTGGTGCTTTTAGCGGCAAAGATCCTACTAAAGTTGATCGTAGTGCTGCTTATATGGCTAGGTATCTAGCTAAGAATATCGTAGCCAGTCGAGGTGCACATAAAGCCACTGTACAAATCAGTTATGCTATCGGTGTTAAAGAACCTACCAGTTTGTTTGTCAAGACTGATAAGGGTATTGAGTTTGATAATGCCATCACTGCATGGATACGAGAAAATGTTGACCTAACACCACAGGGCATCATAAATAGATTTGAGCTGTTCCGTCCGATATACAGCCAAACAACTAACTATGGACACTTTGGTAAGGCTGACTTACCATGGGAAAAGTTAGATTTATTTAAGGACTAATTATGTTAGATAAATTCAAAAAAATATTAAAACAAGAAAAACCAAAGGCTAAAGCTAAACCAAAGGTCAACGATAAGAAAAAACCCACAGTCGCTAAAACACCTAAAGCATCAGCTAAACCAAAACTTGATCCTAAAAATCCAAAGGATGCGGCTACACTGAAAAATGAGCCTTGGGTAACTGTATTAAGCATGGAGATCGATACAGCTAATCCCAGCCAAGGTGCTTTTGAATTAGATTGGAACGATATATTTGTTGCTCGTCTTATCAAAGCTGGTTATCAAGGCCGTACAGATCAAGACATAGTTGATAATTGGTTCCGTGCTGTGTGTTCAAATGTAGTCATGGAAAACTATGAACAAGAACAAGCAGATCCAAGTAATCGTGTAACACGCCGTGATCTAGGTAACGGCAGAACGGAAATAAGTTGATCCTCTATGTCAATGGTGATAGCCATACAGCGGGTGCTGAAGCTGTCAATCATCATTGTTTTGCGGAAGACGACGAACTATATCGTGGTCTAGGTCGCCAACCTCACCCTGACAATCTATATGTCAGCTATGCTACTCTGCTAGCTAATTCTCAAGGTGTGCTGTTAGACTGTGCTGCAGAAAGTGGGGCTAGCAATGAACGCATCTTACGCACTACCAAAGAATATCTCAGAGAAAAACAAAAACCACTAGGTATACTAATTGGGTGGTCCACTTGGGAACGAGTTGAATATCTCTATGAAGGCACTTACTATCAATTCAGTGCAGGTGGCGTAGGTCGTGATTGGCCACCAGCTGTGCAGGACTACTATAAACAGTGGGTACTAAACACTGATGTCAATAATAAAGCAGTCCATTGGCATAACCAAATATTTGATCTACATCTAGAACTACAGGATCAAAAGATTCCACACTTGTTTTTCAATACTTTTTCCGCTTTTAACCACGACACTATCGATCGTAGAGATTGGGCGAATTCATACATAGATCCATATAACCACGACGGAACATACTATTATTGGTTGAAATCCCAAGGATTTCAAACAGTTAATCCAAATAGCTATCATTTTGGTCCTGATGCTCATAGAGCTTGGGCTGAGTTTTTGGATCCTCACTTGACAAATATACTGAATGAAAGTATAATTGTTAAATGAGATATCTATTAGTAGACACAGCCAACACATTTTTCAGAGCAAGACATTCAGCACATCGTCAAAGCGACACTTGGGATAAGCTGGGTTTTGCTATCCACGTAACCCTAGCTTCAGTGAACAAAGCATTCCGTGATCAAAAGGCTGATCATGTGATATTCTGTTTAGAAGGACGTAGCTGGCGCAAGGACTTTTACGAGCCTTATAAAAAGAATCGCAGTGTTGCCCGTGCCGCATTGACAGAAAGTGAACAAGAAGAAGATCGACTATTCTGGGAAACTTTTGACACTCTAAAGACTTTTATAGCAGAAAAGACCAACTGCACAGTCTTACAACACCCAGAACTAGAAGCAGATGATTTGATAGCTGGCTGGATAGCCAGTCACCCAGATGATCATCATACTGTAGTAAGTAGCGATACTGACTTTTACCAATTACTAGACTACAATGTAGTACAATACAATGGTATCAGCGATGAGCTCCATACCTTACAGGGTATCTTTGACAAGAAAGGTAAACCTGTCATAGATAAAAAGACCAAAGAACCTAAGAAGATTCCAGATCCTAAGTTTATACTTTTTGAAAAGTGTATGCGTGGTGATCCTACAGACAATATATTTTCCGCATTTCCAGGCGTGCGCACCAAAGGTAGTAAGAACAAGGTTGGCTTAGAAGAAGCATTCGCTGACCGTATGACCAAAGGCTATAATTGGAACAATCTCATGCTACAGCGTTGGGTTGACCATAATGGCCTAGAACATCGTGTATTAGATGACTATGAACGCAATCGTACCTTAGTTGATCTGACAGCTCAACCAGATGACATAAAGGTTAAGATAGCAGAAACGATTGCCAATGCCCAAGTACCTAAAAACCAACCAATGGTTGGTGCACAGTTCTTAAAGTTTTGTGGTAAGTATGATCTCGTTAAACTCAGTGAAAATGCTAGCACCATGGCTGAATGGCTGACTGCTGGCTACCCAGAAAGGACCTAAAATGACCTACACACCTATGCAGGGAATGTGTACCAAATGTCGTGCCCCATTACAAAATAGATGGTATGGATTATGTAATGTCTGTATGATATCCGAGGCTATGGAAAGACAGAATTAATCAATGATAGCTGACAGTAATTTCCTAGCTCTTGATCTAGAGCTTAACCAACCTAGTAGTAAAATAATACAAGTTGGTGTTGCCATAGGTAACAAGAGCACACGCTTTGAAAACTATATAGTACGCAAATGGTTCATAGATCCACAAGAACCTATCAGCGAATTCATCAATGACCTAACAGGTATAACTGATGCAGACATACGTGCCGAAAGTTATAGCCATGAATATGTTGCCCGTGAGCTCAGTGAACTGATCAAAGAGCATAATACCTTCGTCAATCCAGTGACTTGGGGTGGAGGCGATAGTGTGGAATTATTGTCAGAATTCAGCAAAAACCATGCTGATTTTCCGCATTTTGGCCGTCGTTGGATCGATGTCAAGACCTGGTACACTTACTTGATGCTAACACGTGGTAAGGCACCCAGTGGAGGTTTGGCGTCAGCCATGGGTTATTTCAAACTGCATTTCAAAGGTAAAGCACATAGAGCGGATGTTGATGCGGCCAATACCCTAGCATTGTTTTTCAAACTGCTAGAACGGCAGGCCCAATTAGAAAGTATATTAGACAGTGCAAAAAATATTTGACATTTACCAAAAACCTAAATATAATATAGTATGACTAAAGAATTAGAAAAACTAGCAGAAAAAGCAGGATTACCTGTAACAGATAATCTCGAACATTTCTATCGTCTAGTTGGTGAACGTTGTGCTGACATTTGTGGTAGCCAAGGTGATCAGAAGAATATAAGACGTCATTTTGGTTTAGACTATTACAATGGTCCCACACACTATCAAGACACTCGACATCAAGAAACACAGTATGATTGGAGTAAACATTACATTGAGGAAAAGAAATAAATGGCACATATAATTGATAAAACTTTTGAATTCTGTTATGG